TGATACTAATGAAGAACGAACAGAAGCAGAAATATTTGCCTTAGAAAAAGATAGACACATAAGGCGTAAGTATATTATAAGGAAGTAGTATGGCATCAATAGTAGACATTTGTAATGGATCGTTAAATCAACTAGGTGCAACAACGATTGTTTCCTTAACAGAAGATTCAAAAAATGGCAGACTATGCAATGCTAGATTTACTCAAATAAGAGATAGTGTATTCAGATCACATCCTTGGAATTGTTTACAAACAAGATTAGAACTTGCATCATCTACTACAACTCCTGCATGGGGATATAGCTTTAGATATGACTTACCCGGTGATTGTTTAAGATTACTTAGAATATTAGATTATGATTCAGATCATAAAGTAGAAGGTAGATCAATACTTTCTAACAACTCTTCTATGAAGATATTGTATATCTCAAGAGTTACAGACCCAAATCAATACGATGAATTATTAAGAGAAACATTATCAGCAGCATTAGCAGCAGACATTGCTTATGCAATTACATCTAATAATACCACACAGCAAAACATGATTGCTCTTTATCAAGAGAAGTTAAGAGATGCTAGATTTGTAGATTCTACAGAAGGGTATAATGTTACTCAAGAAGATGGAATGGCTGATGTGATAGATGCTGGTACATTTATAAACTCAAGGTTTTAATAAATGGCTAGGGTAGCTGCACAACTTACAAACTTCACAGCAGGTGAACTATCACCTAGATTAGATGGTCGTAATGATCTATCTAAATATCCAGCAGGTTGCAAGACCCTCGAGAACATGGTTATATATCCTCATGGTGCGGCAGCAAGAAGACCGGGTACACAATTTATAGCAGAAGTAAAAACATCCTCTGCAAAAACAAGACTAATACCTTTTGAATTTTCTACAACTCAAACTTATATTCTTGAGTTTGGTAATCAGTACATGAGAGTATTTAAAGATAAAGGTCAAGTGTTATCTGGTGGTTCAGCTTTTGAAATATCTACACCTTATCTTACAGCAGAACTATTTGATATTAAGTTCGCACAATCTGCGGATGTTATGTACATAACGCATCCCAGCCATGAAACAAAAAAGTTATCGAGAACAGGTCATACATCTTGGACATTAACAACTGTAGATTTTACTAATGGTCCAT